GTTAAAAGTGCAGAATTACAATCAAAAGCAGTTTCTAGTTTTGACTTTCAAACAGGTGAAACTAAAAGCGTAACCCAGAAAGTTACAGTTGATGTAATCATTCAATCAACTGAAAAACCGTCTGGCGAAGGTTTTACTAAAACCGCGCTTATGAAGTCAGGTCTAGATCTTAGCGTTTACGACTCTATTATTATTGATGGTAAACGCCATAACATTGTAGACTATGATGATAATGGCTTTACTATTACAGTAATTATTGTTAAGGAGAGGTAAAATGTTTGAGACTATTCTCACAGACATTCAGTCTGTTTTTGCCTCTGCGGATTGGACTTCAAAGCAGATTGCAATATACCCTGATAACTATCAAGGTACTATTGTAAATCCTGACGAATATTTGCGTATGAACATTATACCCGCAGATAGCAACAACTATGCCTATGAAGGTAGGAAAGTTGTTAGCGGTGTAATGTTTATTAAGATTTTCGTTAAAGCAGGTGAAGGTCAAAAACGCATTATGAAAATTGCGGATGAACTTGATTCTGTTCTTCAAAACAAAACTTTAACTAATAAAACACAGCTTGGGACTTCCTTTGTTACAATGGAAGGGCTTGACCCATCTAATCAATCGCTTTATAGCGCAAGATACACTATACCATTTAAGAAATACGGAGAATAACAAATGGCACACATTTCGACACTTGGCGCAGGTATTTATACATACCTTGACCTTTTCAAAGGCACCATCCCTACTGGCACCGATACCGCTTCGGAAATCGCTGCTCTGTTCGTTGGTTCGACATCTGGCACGGCTGATGCAGATCATGTTCGTATGCCTTCTGTTCGCGAATTCCCTTCTGTGGGTACTCCTGCGAACATCGTTAACGTTCCTGTTTACGGCCAAGCAACCTCTTCGCAGGTGCAAGGTCAGTCGGACGCCCCGACTCTGGAAGTTACCGTTAACTACGTTGCTGCTGACATGCAAGCAATTCACGGTCTTGTTGGTCAACAGGTTGCGTTCCGCTTCATGATGGCTGCTGGCCCCGTCACTAAAGACGAAGGTGCAGACGTTACTCTGGCAGTTGAAAACACTGAATTCTACTTCGTCGGTAAGATCGAAGCTATTCTGGTGAACCCTGCTCTGACAGACGCAACTACTGCAACCGTTACGTTGTCGGCTCAAACCGACTTCTTCGGTCCTGCGACTATCTAAGTTAGTTTTGGGGGAGATCTTTAGAGGTTTCCCCCTCATCCATAAAAAGAAGTATTACATGACAGATAAACCATTTAGTAAAAGCTTTGTTATGCGTACGACATTTCGTCATATGCGTCGAAGCGTAGACATTAGTATTCGAAAATCATTTGATCGTTTTCAAGACTTTGATGAAGGATCCCGTGAAGGAAAAGAATGTCTAGAAACACTCTCCGTTCTTCATACGGTTCGTAAAATCTTGGATGACTTCCAAGCTGCGAATCCGCACCTGTTCACTGAAAAAGATAAATTGCAATAAAGGAAAAGTATTATGAAACATCTGGTAGGTAAAGTTATTACAAAAGAAGTCCAGTTTATGGATGACAAAGTTGAAGTCCGCAAACTGTCGGTCTCGGAAGTTATGGCTATCCAAGACCTCGTAAAGAAAGCTGCATCGTCTAAGAAAGATGATTCTCAGCTTGGAGTATTGCGTGATGTCCTTCGTCGCGCTGTTATCGGTGCAGAAGAAATGACCGATCAAGAATTTGACTCGTTCCCGTTGGCAGAACTGAACAAGCTTTCTGAAGCTGTTCTTGGGTTCTCTGGTATGGGCGATGGTGGCTCTTCGGGAAACTAACCGATCAGGAAGAAGTAATCTTCGAAGTGGCTTATAACCTTGGCATTCCTGTTTATAAAATTGAGCAGGAAATGCCTTATACAGAACTACTAAAGTGGATTACTTACTTCCGCAGGAGACCTGTCGGATATCGAGAGGACAACCGCACTTACATGCTATTACGTGCGCAAGGTATCAAAGAATCTGCTGAAAACTTATTTCCAACAATTCGTGCTGTTCGAAATTACGAAGACTCTAAAATTGAAGCTGGCAAAGTTATGCCACAAGGTAAGTTCCTTGAAAAGATGCTTAGAGCAAAGAATGGCGATGGATCTGGTTGGGATTTGCTAACAGGAGGTCAGAATGGCAAAGCCGATAATCAGCCTTGAAGTTGTTAACTTCGACAAAGAGCTTGCTCGTATTAAACGAGAAGTGGCTGAAATTGGTGCAATGGAAACCCATGCACGTATTGATTATGCAACAGAACAACTACGTATTGTAACCCCTGTAGATACAGGTGAAGCAAGACGTGGGTGGTCTAATACAAAGACTAGAACTATCTTTGGAGAAGCCGCAGGTACTATCCGTAACCCTGTAGAGCACATCGAATATCTAAACAACGGATCAAGTCGGCAAGCACCTAAATACTTCATTGAAGCGGTGCTTCTTACTATTGGCGAACTAACGTAGCCCCTAACATCCTTGCCCTATGATGGCATCTCATTACATCGAGATACTGTTGTAGGGCAATTTTATTAAGGAGGAACACTATGAGTGGTGTAGAAATTAGAGTACGGTCTAATTCGCAACAGGCTCGACAGGATCTTGCAAGACTTGAGAAGTCCGTTGGTAATATCGATAAAACCGTAAACAATGTAACTAAATCTATAGGCCGTTTAGCTGTCGGTCTTGGTGCTGCTTTTTCAGCACAACTAGCTATTAGAAATATTAACAAGTATACAGATTCTCTTATCAATCTTGAAAACCGTATTGCCCTAGTTACAGGCCGTACGGAAGAGATGACACAAGTACTTGGTAAACTATATGAAATCTCTGCTCGTTCTAGAGGCTCTATTGATGGTGCTGCCGAGACGTTTAACCGTTTTGGTCGTTCGCTTCAAGGTACAGGGGCATCTACAGAACAATTACTTCAAGTAACAGAAGCCGTTCAAAAGAGTATTGCTATCTCTGGTTCTGGAGCTGAATCCGCTCGTGCAGCTATTTTCCAGTTGGGTCAAGGTTTGGCTTCTGGTCAGCTTCGCGGACAAGAACTTAACTCCGTGCTTGAACAGGCTCCTCGACTTGCTCAGGCTATTGCGGATTCTATGGGGCAACCTCTCGGTAAACTTCGCGAGTTGGCTGAAGAAGGCAAGATTACAACTGATGTTGTGTTCAAAGGTCTTCTAAAACAAGCGGAAGCAATCAATAAAGAATTTGCAGATCTTGAAGGCACTACGGCACAAGCCTTTGAAGTATTTGGTGATTCTGTTGGTCGTGTAACTGGTGAAATCAGTAAGACACTAGGTTTCTCTTATTTATTCACTGATCAACTAAATAGAATGAGCACTTATCTTCGTGATAACGTTGGTCAGCTAAATAGTATGGCTTTCATACTCAGAGGTGATATTATCACTGGCTTTAGAGACTTTTCTCTTATTGCGGGTGGTGTTGCTAATGTTCTTGGTGCTTACTTTGGTCGCATTGGTGATGCTATTTATCAGCTTATTCTGCCTATGCGTACTGTTAGTGACCAGCTTAAGGCAACGTTGCTATCTCCATTCTTAGAGGCTCGTCAAGAATATCTCAAAATTACAAACAAAATTGGCGATGACATGGCTGATTCTATGATGTCTGGTCTTCGTGGCAAAATCGGTAATGTTTTTAGAGCCGAAGGTCCAGAAGAAATTAGGGCAGCGCTAGATGATTTAGCTATGACGATTGACGGTTATGGTCGTCAATGGTTCAACTTTGGAAACCAAATTACGAACTTTATCAACCCTGCTTTTATTACTATTGAAAGGACTTTGGTTGGTTTGGGTATTCTAGATCAGCGATTGCTACGTTTCCGTAGTGGCTCTTTTGAAGATTTAAACTTTGTTATGGAATTAACAAATCTTATCATTAAAGATCTTGTTAAAAATATTAAAGCTCTAGAAGTTTGGAATGATCTGGTTCTAGGTGCTTATATTGCTGCTCAACAAATTAATCGAGTTATGGGCGCAATAAAATCTGAAATTTCTATAGCTGTAAATAAGATCCAAAAGACGCTTCAATCTATGTTTACAGGGGTTAAAGATATTGCTGAAAAGAACCTTGGTGCTGCATGGAAATCTGTTAAGGGGTATCTTGACTTAATTGAGCGTAAATTCTTCTGGCTTTACGACGAAGTTATTGCTAACTCTTGGTGGACTGACACTATGGAGCAAACTGCAGGTTTAGCACAATACTGGCTAGGTCGTGCTGAAGCCCGTGTACAAAGTTTTGGTAATACTATTAACTCTGTTTATAAAACAATTAGTAAAAGAGCAAGTGGCTTTAAAGAAGCACTTTCTAATTTGTTGCCCTCTGGTGGCGGTAGGAATATTCTTGAAATTGAGATTTCGACAAGTTCTATCAAAGAAACTGCAGTAACTCTTGTTAATACTGCTGTTAATTTTGGTCGTACTATTTCTAGTGGTGCTGCCAATATGGTATCAGACCTATACAAGAAAATCAAAGAAATTGCCCCTGGTATTGGGTCGTATATTGCGTTTGCTGTTACTACTGCAGTTGGTTCTGCTTTTGCACCCAAGCTTTTTGCTCCTCTGCTTAAACTTGAACTTATTGGTCTTGGTGCGATTATTGCAAATGAACTTGCAAGTAACTTTGGACCTGCATTTATTTCATCTGGGTTTTTAGAAGACCTTGGTACAGGTATTGGTCGAGCCGCAGGAAACTTTGCAGCTGCCATTATTGAGAACATTCCTATGATTGTTCAAGGTCTTGTACAAGTTGTAAAAGGCTTTGGGAAGGGTGTTGCAGAAGCTTTTGGTGGTATTCCTGGATTTCTTCTAAGAACAATTAACTCTATTCCTTTCTTTGGAGGGGATGGTCTTATCGTTGGTTTGATCTTTGGTACTGCAGGACTTTCTATCGTTAGCAAGAAATTCCGTGAACTTGCCTTTAATGTTATTCAACCTGCTCTTACTGGTATTATTAAGATGGCAGGTGTTGGCAGTGGTGCTAACTTGTTTGGTGCTGGTCAGGGTCTGGCTTCTCGAATTCTATTTGGTGGTACAGCAGACCCCAAGGCTGTTCTGACACGATTGACTTTCTTTACTGTCGGTGCAACAGCTTTGCTTTCGGGTATTCCTGACACATTGGGACAAGGTATTGCACAGCTTGGTTTTGCTTATTTGACTATGTTTGGTACTCGTGGACCAACTGCGATTATTCAAGATTTGCAGAAAGTTGCAAATGTAGGCGGTAGTGCATTTAGCACAATTATGGCAGGTGGTTGGGGTACTCAACTAGGTGCAACAGCTGCAAAAGCCTTTAATGGTATTAGGTCTATGATGACTATGACCAGCCGAGTAGGTGCTATTGAATCTGCTAAAATGTCAGCTTCTTATGTAGCTTCTTTTGCTCGTATTCGCGGCGCAGGTATTTCAAGTCTTGGCGCAGTTGTCAAGCGTTTTGGTAGAGTAGCACTTATTGCAGGTGCAGCACTTTATGCATTGACTGGAACTGCTGATGCAGCTTCAGAGGAAATGGGTGGTCTTGAAAGTACGATTTCAAAATACTCTGACGTAGGTATTATAGGTCTTTCTATCCTTGGGCCTATGCTTGGTGGACCTCTTATGAAGGCAGTTACTAAGGTTACAGGGTTTGTAGCTAAGTCTATCTCAGGACTTGTTTCAACCGCAGTAGCTACAGGTGCTCGCCTTGGTGGTGCTTTGTTTACAGGTATTATGGCAGGTGTAGGTAGCCTTGCAACCTCGATTGTTACAGCAATTACAGGTGCTTTTGCTGCAATATTCTCTATGGCGGGGGCTATTGTTGTTGGCGCAGTTGCAGCTATTGGTTTGCTTGGTGTATGGATCTTCGGCGAAGGTGATGGTTTCTTTGATAAACTAGGTAACGCTTATGACTCTGTTCGTAAATTCTTTGGCATGGCAGATCGTCGTACAAGAGACGCACGTAACGAACTCGAAGGTTTGTTTGATTTTGATCAGATTGGTGATATTAAGATTAACCTTGCTGCTGAACTTGCTAATGTTGATTTGTCTAGTATTTCTGACGATGATCTTGATCGTTTGATGCGAGTTAGCCGTGAAGCTAATCGTATCTTCGAAGAAGCTAATACAACACTTATGAATGAAGGTGAACTTAGTCGGGCTGAAACACGAAATGTTCAACGTGCAGTTTATGCTGTTCGTGATGAACTTCGTAGAGCACCAGCTGTTCCTGAAACAGAACGTGGACGTAATCTTGGAGATAGCCTTAAAACTATTCTAGGTGGTATCGAGTTTATTGGTGGCCGTACTAGTCAAAGTCTAAATCCGTTTGGTGATGTTCTAACTGAATCTGAACGTGCTGCCCTAACACGCGCTCAATCTCAGG